ATGCAGGTGGGGGGTATCTTTTGCTTACCCCTCCCCCCTATCGTCTTTTGGACGAATAGCAACCACATGCATTCCACTTGCGTTGAGTGTGACGATCGCATCGATCGCATCATCAATTGATTGGTTGATGATAGAGTCACTAAGGTCTAGCGAGGTGACACACACTCTTGCTAGTAGTGATGCAGTGTGGTAGCCGTGACCTACATCCCACGAATGCCAGGCCTCATAGTCAGTGAACGGACTCCAAGGATTGTCCTTAGTAGTCAGCATCCTGTCTGATGGTGGTGTCTCATCCACCAGTATCACCTGACCTCACAAGCGCACTGTTCAAAGTGCTGGTAGGTACGCCAAGAGAGGCGGCTATCTCTGCTTGTGAGTAGCCGTTGTTCAGCATGATCTGGGCACGAGCAAGCTTGGCAGGAGTAATTACTAGGGCGGTGCGTGGTGTTGCTAGTTCTTTCACACGATCGAGATTCGTGTTGTCTAGAATCTCATTGAGTCGGTGGCTACTGATAGCACCGGCCTGAATAGCTTGCCATTCATCAGGCTCGATCACAATCAGTTCTTTCTTAGCACCGACTTGTGCGCGTGCTTGTGTTAGCGCACGGCCGCGCTCTTTCTTCTTGTCGGCGTCATCTAGGTGGGGGTTAGATTCTAGCTTGGCCCGGTAGATTGCGTGCGCTATGAGTTGTGCTTGTCTTTCCTTGGGGCGGTTCTTCTTAGCGACGTTCAATGCATCGTTGAGACGCTTCACTTGAGGTGCGTACGTCTTCGCTGCTTGATTGTCGTACTTCAAACCGCCTGTTACGTACCATTCCTTGCGTGCCTGGTTGGCTAGGCTACGAAGGCGGTTGGAGTGCTCGGCATAGATGTGTTCGATCGGTGTGCCGCCGTCTTTGGATACGAGTTCTCGCGCATCCTTGACTTCAAGCAAGGGCGAACTAGGCATGGTCACAGTCACTGTCTTCTCTCTGACAGTAGCTGGATCATAGTTGACGCCACGTTTGATGATGACACGTTTGCCGGTCTCTAGATCCTTAGCTGTCCTGACAACTCTAGTTTCACCAGTCCTGACGTACACCTTCTCGCCGGTGGCTGGATCTACTGGGCCGCCTTCAGCTGCTCTTCTGAGAACCTTGCGAGGAACCTGAACGGTAGCGTTCCCTGAACGAGAGATGATCGTTGATGCACCAGCAACACGACCCTTGTCGCTGACGCCTTGATATTTTCGTTTGAGGTTCTCGATGCCGTTGTCTTCGTAGCTCTGCTTGTAGTTCAGGTTGTGTTTCTCAGCGTCGATGATAACCATGGAATGCCGAACGGCAGCGGCAATCTCGTCAGGCTTAGCGCCCTTAATGGTCATATCTGTGATGAGATTGGAGACGACGCCCATCTGTTGCTGCTTGACCCTAGATGAGATGCGTGGCATCCCTTCATATTCTGGATAGGCCGCTTGAGGATCGAAGTCTTTCAAGCCAGCTAGAGCGGGTGAGGTCTTAACGTCGCCTCTGTTGTTAGGAATAACCAGAACTGTGTCGCCGTCAAAGTCCGCACCAGATAGACGCTTAGCTACATCGGGATGGATACCGACAGCATCGATGGGTGGCTTAGAGCCCTTAGCACCACCAATGGTTTGTCTGGCTTCTGCATATTTGTTGTTGACAACAAGTTCTGGAAGTTCGAACGTGCCGGCATGCGGGAACCTAACGAGAACGACTCTTGTTCCGTTCTCATAGTTAGGCGCATATACTTCTCCCGGCTTCATATGCTCGAACGGAAGGATGACGTGCGTTCCCTGATGCGGCAGAGCTTGTGCTTTCAGGTGAACGGATGCCGATTCGGCTCCATCAGCGAACAGACCCAGGAGCTTCTTCTTCACAACAGGGTTGGTGAGTGCAGATATTTCCTTGAACTCTTCCAACCTTGCCTGATACGCAAGATCGAGTTGACGCTTAGCCAACACCGGCTGTTGTTTGGACAGGAACTGTGAAGATAGCGAACGACTCCAGTCTCGCCAATCGCCTTCGGCGTTGACTATATTCATGACTGAAAGCTGTTCTTTGCCCTTATCGTCGGTGTAGTGCAACTGCCGAGTCACTGCACCGAAAGGTCGCTCTTCATCAGTGCTCGAAAGGTTCTTCAGAGCGTCGAGCTTATTTCCTGTGTCGTGCTTGTTGGTGTTGAACTGAAGATCTACTCCCTCAGGTAGATCATCCTTGTACATCGCCATGCCCTTGAGGTAGTGCGTGCCATCAACCATGATGCGCACTTGGGCATATCTTGCAGCGCCCAGCGAAACGTCCTTAACGCCAGGCCTGACATAGATCACGCCATCAGCGTTAGCGCCGCCTTCTGGCGCATATCTGACAGCGAGTCGCTTACTGTCAAAGCTTCGTGGAGGAACAACCGGCCTGTACGTTCTGCCGCCATCCTCTGAGAAGCTGCTTGTGGTGACGATGTTGTCAGGATTGCGAACGATGTCTTTATATTCTGTTCCTGGCGGACCAAGAACCAGAATCGTGGTCTTCTTGCCTACACCAGTGCCAAGCTGGTCGACTTGGACCTTGTGCGTAACGAAGCCTTCTTGCTCCTTGAGCAGAGCTACAGCAGCTCGCAGTTTGGTCTGGCTGATTCCGAGTTCATTTTCTGTTCCGGAACCAACATCGAGATAGTGACCTTTGTCGACTATATCCTTCAACTGGTTGGCTGTGGTGTGAAGGATGTTCTGGCGTTCGGCGATGTTCGGGTTCAGAAGCGCTCGTACTGAAGATTCAGACGGCAGGTTCATTTCCCTGGCGATAGCACTAGCCGACATGCCTGTGCCCTTGAGCCTGACTGCTTGAGCCACCATTGCCGCACGACGTTCATTGAGTGCGACGGACTTCTGATTTCTCAGTTCGTTGATCGTCATGCCAAAGCCGTCAGCGATATCCTTCTCGCTAACACCCTTAGCCTTCAGGTCCTCGATCGCACCGAGAAACGAGCGGTGGTCTTGCTCAGAGTCCTTACCAGAACCCCACGGATATCTTCCTGAATGACGAGGAGTGCCGTAGTGGTAAAGCTCGTCTAGCGACGTGTCATATTCGTCTTCGCTGTCAAGCATTGCACTCAGCCTCCTTTATCATGTCGAGTTGGATATCGAAGTCGACGATCTTGTCCATGATCCACTGAATCAGATCAGGTTCAGGCGACCATTCGACGATGTCATCGTTCTGGTATATTCTCAGCTTGATAGTGATCTCGCCAGGCTTGATCTGATACTCAAGGCAGAACAGAGCTACGTATATTTCTAGTTGATGTTTAGACGCCTTGATTAGTCCCGTTTTCAGATCATGGACGCTTAGCACGCCTTGAGCGAAGTTGATCGTGTCTGCTGTTCCGAAACAGTTATCACTGTAGTACAGGATCTGTTCGGTGAGCATTGACATGTCAATCGCATCATTAACGTACTTAGCTAGCGTTCCTTCACTTTCGGCGAGTCTTATCCCCAGGGTAATTGCTTTGCTCGCGAATTCATGCAACGCCGTGCCGCGTGCTGCGGCCATGGAATTGCGAAACACCGTAGCTAGCTTCTCTGGAGTGTAGTTAAGCCAGTGGTGATTGCTAGCGCCGAGAAACGCGTGCTTGCCTGCGAGGTTGTAGTGCTCGAAGAAGTCCATCTAGTACTTCGTCCTTGTTCTCGGGGTAGATGAAAGCAGCGAACGACATGTTGTTCATGGTGTGAACGTAATAACCCTGGTTTGGGCGCAGGTGCTGCTCTTGAGCTTCCACCCAAGATCGCTTGAATTCTAGCGCTGCCCATTTGTCGTAGTACAAGACGATCCTGTCAGGGATCCCTTGCCTAAGGCCAGAGTCGTTCTTCAGGACAATGCATCCTGGCAACTGTCGTTTTATCTCCGCTATCGTATCCCTTTCGAACGTAGACTCCAGTCGTGTCATCGTTTCCCTCCGATGAAGTCAGAAAGTCTAAAGGGCAAGTATACGGAACGAGCCGTATCTTCTTCCTTTCATTATATGACGCGATTCTTACACAGTTCTTACTACATTGGGCACACTCCATCTGGAACCCTGATAGAACGTGTCGTAATTGTTGGCCGCAGTAAGGATATATTTCTCGATACCTCCTGTTGCCATCGCAGCTTCTAGGGAGTTGGCGAATATTTCTCCGGTCGACTCCTTCTTGATGGGATAAGGACGCAACGGCCCGGTGCGCTTCATCTGCATCGAATATTCTATGACGAACGATCGGTCTCGCCACGCCAGGTTGTCTGCGTCTATATTCTTGTAGTTCAGGTCTTTGTAGAAGACTACGTGGTTCGGGTCATCTGGCTCGCCGTTGAACACCAGGCAAACGATCTTAGCCGCCGATCGTGAATACACCTTGCCTCCTACTCGGAAGTTAACTTTCATCGTCCCCGTTGGCGTAGGCCATATTTTCAGCTCGTTGCCGGTCACGGTATTGACGAACACGCCGTTTTTGCTGACCGTAAAGTCCGGAAAGTCCGGTACGGGATATATACTGCCGTGCTGCACGTTTTTTAAGCCCTCCTCGGCGAAACGGCGTTTTTCTAGCACTAAAACTCTTCGGCAAATGCATAGTTCTTACTACATTTTTTTAGGGTCGCGAACAAAAGGGATTTACCCTCAGAAATGCCGATGTAGTAAGAACCCCCTGTTTTCCAGAAAAACTTTTTGTAAATTTTTTTGCCGTTTTGACGTCGGTCTTGCCCGGATTTGCGTGGTATTAGACATAGCGTCCCCAAATGTAGTAAGAACTAAATCTGGGCGTGAAGTCGCGATTTCGGCGATACCGGACAAATAGGTCTTACTACAATGGCCAAATGTAGTAAGACCCCCTCTTACTACATTCCTCTATTTTTGGCCAAATGAGCGGTCTCATTGAAGTCTTTTTTGGCTTCCAGAGCCTCAGCTAGACCACGGTCGACTATGCTCGAGCACCGTAGGATGTAGTAGGAAAGCAGATCGCTTGGCTGGTTGAGTCTGTCGATCCTGCCGAACGCCTGCTCCGTTGTACGGTAGCTGTAGATCATGCTATACAGCACCATCGCGTCAGTTTCGACGCAGTTCCACCCTTCAGCGCCCGAAGTGTACTGAACCAGATATACCCACTC